TATGCGTCGAGGTCAGGGGCCGCGCTCCCGGCTCGTCGGAACGGTTACGTTCCGTCGAACGGAAGCACGGGCGCAGCGCACCCTTGACCCTGCACGATCATGACCAGCCTGACGCAGGGAGTGTGGGGCAGCTTTACCGCCCCGCGCTCCCGAGCCCTCGGCGGCAAGAGCGGGATGACAAGGGCAGCGCCCTTGGTGTTCTTCCCCGCGCGCCGCACACGCCCCGCGGCCACGCCTGCGCCTGAGCGTGCCGGCCTCGCCTTCCTGCCGCCCACGCCGGACACGCTCCCGGCGTTTCTCGCGTTCCTGTTCGCCCTGGTACTCGCCGCGCTGTGGAGTGGCTGGGTAGCGAACCACCTGCCGAGCGAACCGCGCCTGATCAGCTGCGTGTTGATGGAAGAGGACTGCGCGCGCGACGGCACAGAGACACGCGAGCGTAGCAAGCGTGTCCGTGCGCCGCCGCGCGCGCTGACGTCCCTGTAACACGTCAGATAAACCCGGTTCGAGTCCCGCATTAATTCGCATTAGGAAGTAAACAAACATGACCAAGCCAAAGGATTACCTCCGCCTCGATATGCTCGCCCGCGCAGACCGCCACGGGCGCCTGTTCATCGACCCGACCACGGCGCGCATGGTCGATCTGTCCAGGGTGCGCCTGCTGCGCTGCGGCGTGGATACGGTGCGCCAGTTGTATCGCGGGCTGATCCGCCCAGAGATCATGGCGCTGTTCGAGAAGCCGGGCGCGATGGTCGAGTTCGCCGGTAGCGTGTGGCACTCCGGCCGCGTTGGCCGCGACTCGGGCTACCAGTACAAGCTGCAGAACGCCGACCTCGGCTTCGTCCTGCTCATCAAGAACTTCAACGCCAAGCTCGAGAACATCGGGCCGCACCTGAAAATCGAAGTCTCGCCGCACACCATCGACGCGCTGTCGCCCGAGCGGCTGCAGGAGCGGATGGACTACTACGCCGCCGCCGTGATGACGCACGTCGAGCGCAACCAGTGCGCCGTCCATCTGGCCCTGGATCTCCAGGGCTGGGTACCGCCAGCCGATCTCGTCGCACGCCTGCACTGCCGGGCCCGCACGCACCGGGATATCACCGGCATCAAGCAGATCGAGTGGGCCACCAAGTCCAGCGTCTACGGGCGCGGGGAGACCTCGATGTTCGGCTCGGCCGGTGGCGTCCAGCTGTGTATCTACAACAAGACCGAGCAGGCGCGCGCAACGGACAAGCTCGACTTCTGGGAAAGCATCTGGCGGCGCGGCGACTCCTTCGACGCGAACGACCCCGACAACTACAACCCGGCCCAGGACGTATGGCGCGTCGAGCTGCGTTATCACCATTCGATCGTTCAGCAGTTCGCCAGTGGCTCGATTGACGTGAAGTCGGGGGAAGCGATCGGCACCGACTCGTTCGCAGGCTTCTCGGCGCATCTGGACGGCCTGTGGCGCTATGGCCTGAGCCAATTCAAGCTGCTCGCCCGGCCGGGCTACTTCGAGCCGATCTGGACGCTGATCCGCGATGACGTGCGGGTCGATGTGCCGGTCGATTCCCTGGTCGATGAAACCGAGTACAAGCGCTATCACAAGACAAGCCGGGGCTTCTCGGGCAAGAACGTGGAACTCTTCCTGGGAAACTTCGTAAGCCTGCTGGCAAGGGAGCGAGTGGGCGCTAAGAAAGCATTCGAGACCTTGAAGCAATGGGATTGCTGGCCGGTCATCCGCGATCACTACGCCGCCAAGGAAATGACCGAGCGGGACCTGTACAAGCACATAAAGAACCTGCTGCAGGAGCGGCATGTGAGGTGGGGGCGTGCGATCTGATGGCGATCCAGCAAACCGACGATGGCCGCTGGAAAGTCGATGTAGAGCCGATCAAGGGCAAGCGCTTCCGCAAGACGTTCAAGACCAAGGGCGAGGCCCAGCGGTTCGAGGCGACCTGTCGTGCCAAGGTGATCGACAAGCCCGACTGGACGCCCAAGCCCAAGGATCGCCGGAGGTTGCTGGAACTGATTGACCGCTGGCGTTTGCTACACGGTCACGCACTGAGCGACGTAGACCGCACCGAGCTGGTTCTGCGACGCATGGCCCGCGAAATGGGCAACCCGATTGCGAGCCAGCTGACCGGCGCAACCTATACGGCCTATCGTGCTGCACGACTCGCCTGCGGCATCAGCGGCAAGACGGTGAACACCCAGTTCGGGCACCTGTGCGCTGTGTTCAACATGCTCCGCCAGTTGGGTGAGATCGACTACGAAAACCCGCTGGCCTCGGTAAAGCCGCTCAAGCTCCAGGAACGCGAACTGACGTACCTGAATGATGCCCATATTGACCGGCTGTTTCGCGCGATCCAGGAACACTGCCGCACGCCTCACACGTACATGGTCGCCACTGTCTGCCTGGCTACGGGCTGCCGCTGGGGAGAAGCACAAGCGCTCCGGCCGGAACGGGTGAGGGATGGGCACGTACTGTTCGTGAACACCAAGGGTAAGCGCCGACGCTCCGTGCCGATCGATCAGGCATTGCATGACCGCATCCATCAGCACTTTCAGGAACACGGCCTGTTCACCAACTGCCGCGACAGCTTCGACTACGCGGTGAAAATGTCCGGCCTGAAGCTACCGGTCGGCCAGAAGACGCACGTCCTGCGACACACGTTCGCCTCTCACTTCATGATGAACGGCGGCAACATCCTCACCCTGCAAAAAGTCCTCGGCCACGCCTCGCTGAACATGACGATGCGCTACGCACACCTCGCGCCGGACTTCCTCAAAGATGTGATCACCCTCGGGCCGATTCGGGGTTTTCGACACTTCTTCGACACCCAAGCCGATGCCGCTCCGGTCGAGTAGCTGGAGGCCGCGTAGTTCGGGGCTTTCAGAGCGAGAATTGGCGGAAGGCAGTGAGAGTCGAACTCACCCGGGAACGGCTGCCGTCCCCAACCGGGTTTGAAGCCCGGCCGCACCACCGGGTGCGATTGCCTTCCTCTTTGATTTACAAGGGATTTTCCTGCGTCAGCTGAGGATCAGACGCGGGAGTGTCGAAAAAGTGTCGAAAATCCCTAGCAGGACCGAACGCTAACACGTCCTGCAGATGATCAGGTGACAGGTGCGCATACCGCATGGTCATCGCCAGCGACGTATGGCCCAGGATCTTCTGCAGGGTCAGGATATTGCCACCGTTCGCAATGAAGTGGGAGGCGAAGGTGTGCCGCAGGACGTGCGACTTTTGTCCGGCCGGCAGATCGAGCTTTGCGCGCGTCACCGCGTTGTCGAAGCGGTCACGGCAGTTGCTGAATGCGCCGTGCAGCTGGAGGTGTTTGCGTATGCGCTCAGCCAGCTTGGGGTCGATGGGCACCACGCGGCGACGTTTGCCCTTGGTGTTCACGAACTGCAGCATGCCCTCCCCGACCCGGCTCAGCGTCAGCCCTTGTGCCTCACCCCAGCGGCAGCCAGTCACCAGGCAGATCGTGGCCACCAGCTCGACGTGAGGATGGGGCATGCTGCGTAGCACCTGGAACAGCCGGTCGATCTGCTGGTTGTTCAGGTACGAGAGTTCTCGTTCCTGGATGCGGATGGCCCGCACCGGAGAAAGCGGGTTCGGGAAGTCGATCTCACCGAGCCGGTGCAGCTCGTTGAACATGGCACGCAGGTAGGAGAGTTCGTTGTTCAGCGTCTTGGGGCTGATACCGGCGGCAAGCCGCTTGGCCCGGTACTCGCCGAACTGGGTCGCGCTGAATGTCACGGCCACGGGGTTGCGCAGACGCTCGATCATGCGATCCATGATGACGCGCCGACCTTCGTAGTCGGAGAGCGACTGGCCGTGCAGCCGGGCCCAGCAGTCCACCAGTTCCGCCAGCCGCCTTCGATCCTTGGGCTTGGGTGCCCAATCCGGCTTCTGAATGGTCTGTGAGCGGCAGGTCGCTTCGAAGCGCTGAGCCTCGCCCTTGGTCTTGAACGTCTTGCGAAAGCGCTTGCCCTTGATGGGCTCGACATCAACCTTCCAGCGCCCGTCCGGCTGTTGCTGGATCGCCATTCAGACCGCCCGCCCCCAGCGAACGTGCCGTTCCTGCAGTAGCGCCTTGATGTGCTTGTACAGCTCGCGTTCGGTCATATCCTTGGCGGCGTAGTGATCGCGGATGACCGGCCAGCAATCCCATTGCTTCAAGGTCTCGAATGCTTTCTTAGCGCCCACCCGCTCCCTTGCCAGCAGGCTTACGAAGTTTCCCAGGAAGAGTTCCACGTTCTTGCCGCTGAAACCCCGGCTGGTCTTGTAGTACCGCTTGTATTCGGTTTCATCGACCAGGGAATCGACCGGCACATCGACCCGCACGTCATCGCGGATCAGCGTCCAGATCGGTTCGTAATAGCCGGGGCGCGCGATCAACTTGAACTGGCCCAGCCCATAGCGCCACAGGCCGTCCAGATGCGCCGAGAATGCGGCGAACGAATCGGTGCCGATCGCTTCCCCGGTCTTCACGTCAATCGAGCCACTGGCGAACTGCTGAACAACCGAGTGGTGATAGCGCAGCTCAATACGCCACACGCTTTGCTCGGGGTCGTAGTTGTCGGGGTCGTAGGCTTCGAAGCTGTCACGATGCCGCCAGACGCTTTCCCAGAAGTCGAGCTTGTCCGTCGCCCTGGCCTGCTCGGTCTTGTTGTAGATACACAGCTGGACGCCACCAGCGGAGCCGAACATGGATGTTTCGCCCCGCCCGTAGACGCTGGACTTGGTTGCCCACTGGATCTCCTTGATGCCGGAGATATCCCGGTGCGTGCGGGCCCGGCAATGCAGGCGTGCGACGAGATCAGCTGGCGGTTCCCAGCCCTGGAGATCCAGGGCCAGATGGACGGCGCACTGGTTGCGCTCGACGTGTGTCATCACGGCCGAGGCGTAGAAATCCATGCGCTCTTGCAGGCGCTCCGGCGACAGCGCGTCGATGGCATGCGGCGAAACTTCGATTTTCAGGTGCGGCCCGATGTTCTCGAGCTTGGCGTTGAAGTTCTTGATGAGCAGGACGAAGCCGAGGTCGGCGTTCTGCAGCTTGTACTGGTAACCGGAGTCACGGCCGACCCGACCGGAATGCCACACGCTACCGGCGAAATCGACCATCGCGCCCGGTTTCTCGAACAGCGCCATGATCTCGGGACGGATCAGCCCGCGATACAACTGGCGCACCGTATCCACGCCGCAGCGCAGCAGGCGCACTCCCGAAAGATCGGTCAGGCGCGCCGTATGCGGATCAAGAAAAAGCCTGCCGTCTTTCGACGGAACGGCGGTTTGACGATCCAGTCTGGCCAGGTCTTTAACGCTCATCTTCAAATCTCCAACAATGTCCTCTAATGGACGTTTTCAGCCGTGCTTATCTGACGTGTTACAGGGACGTCAGGGCGGCGGCGCCGCGCTGGCTCCGGCGCCCGTTGCGCTACGCTGACGCGCGCCGGAGTCAGAGGCGCGCACCGCCGTACTCACCGACGCCACCGGATCAATCACGCTGGTCACCGCTCCACGGCCCGTCCAGGGCGTGATGCGCTCGCCCTCGATGTCGCAGTACATGTCCATCTGCCCGGTGAAGAAGCGGCATTCGCCCAGGGGCACGATGCGGGTCAGCCCGCTGGTCGAAACGAGCACCACCCGGGCGGTGCGGCTGACCGGCCGGGCGTTGCCTTCCTTGCGCCAGTAAACGCCGGCATCGGCGGGCGGCGGGTCGCTGGGCGGTCGCCAGGAGCCGGTCGGGGCCATGACGTAGCCGCCGACGCGCCAGGTGAGCGACATCACCGACCCTTCGGGCTTGGCGTAAACGGTGGCGGCCGCTCGGTTGGCGCGTGACGGGGCCGGTGGCGGTGCGGCAGGAGTCGTCGGGGCGGCCTTGGGCTCGGGCGCTGGCACCATCGGCGAGCTGAAGAACGCGCGCACGCCGGCGATGCCCACGACGCCGCCGACGACGACAATGCCGATCAACCCCCACAGCCCCCAGGAGCGCAGCAGCGAAGCGCGGCCATCGGCCTTGGACTCGTCGCCCACATCGCCCGTGGCCGACTGCGTGGCCGAATGGTAGTAGCACCACACGGCCGGCTTGAAGGTGCCGGCGGTCTGCCGCAGCAAGGCCGACTTGGGCGGGCGCTGGCCCTTGGCGGCACCCCGGTAGATATCGACCCGGTAGTACTTCTTCGACTTCTTGACGATGCGGTAGGTGGTTTCGACCAGCAGGGTGACCCAGGAGGCGATCTGCTCGAGGTCCTGCGTCACCAGCACCACGCGCATCGATTGGCCCTTCTGATCGACGCGGTGACGGTGTTCGGCCAGCAGGGCCTTGTCGGTGAGCAACGCGGCGTTGGTCTTCTGCCCCTTCGGCCAGCGCCGCCAGAGTTCGTCCAGGACCAGTACGCAGCCATTGGGCGCGAGCTCGGCCAGATCCTCGCACTCGAACCAGTCGGCGGGCAGCTGCGCGATGGTCCCGCCGAAGTCGGCCAGCAGCGCGTCCACCTCCAGCGGGATATTGGTCACCACATGCCGGCCCTGTTTCAGGCTGGGGATGATGACGTGCTCAACGACTCCGTAGCTTTTGCCGTGGCCGGGCATGCCGGTATATGCGTCGATCGCCATGGGTCACCCGATGATCGGCAGGCGGCGGATGACGAAGCGGATCAGCGAGGCCAGTAGCACCGTGGTCACGCCGAAGTCGAGCCGGAACATGGAGGCGAAAAACAGCACCTCCGGCGGAATCGACTGCATGGCGTTGCCGGCCTGATGGAAGAAATCCGGCACCGGGATGGCGTTGAAGAACGCGACGATGCCTTCGGACAGTTGGTGAAAGACCCACTGCGGCAGGGTTTCGATGAAGTCGATAACCGAGTCGAAGGCGTCCTGCAGCCATTGCAGCAGCTTGCCGGGGAACGCCCAGACCCAATCAACGAAACGACCTAGCTTCTCAAGCATGGCGGCACCTCAGGAGGACAGGACGATACGAACGCCCAGCAGGCACCAGACGGCCAGCATGAGCGCGGAGAAGATTCCGGAGATTTCACCCCACAGGGTGCAGTGGCCATCGAAGGTGATCGGGCGGCCGAAGAGCATCACCGTGCCCGAGGGGCAGACACCGGAGCCGGACGGAAAGGAGATCGCGCCGACGGCGCTGCCCAGCGGTGAACTGCGGATGCCATCGAACACATGGGCCAGCGACTCTTCGAAGCCCGGCACCGTCTCGGCCCCGTCGAAATAGGTCGGGGCAACGAACGAGCAGTCATCGCCATCGCAGAAGCCAGGCCCCGAACCGCTGTCTTCTTCGCCTTCCTCGCCGTCGCCTTCGCCAGAGCCGTCACCCGAACCGCCCGTACCACCACCCGAACCGTCGCCTTCGCCGTCTCCGGTGCCGTCGTCCGAGCCGTCGTCACCTCCGTCACCGCTGCCGCCGTCATCACCGCCGCCGCCACCGCCACCGCCCGAGCCGTCGTCAGGGTCGGTCGGGTTCTCAGGATCGGTCGGATCGGTGGGATCGGTCGGGTCCGGCTCTTCCGGCGGGTTCTCCGGCGAACAGAAGGTGCCGTTGTAGATGTAGCCGGCCGGGCATTTGTCGCCGTCTTCGGGCGGCGGCGTATCGTCGGGATCCTGGGTTTCGCCTTCGGACGAATTGCCGGGCGTTTGCAGGGTGTTCTCGGTGCACTCGATCCCGTTGCCGGTATAGGAGTAGATGCCGAACACCCCTGGCGGATTGCCGCTGCTGTAGACGTAGACGTTGGAAGCCGGCGTATAGGTGAAGGCGTACTGGCAGCCGTTACCGCAGACAGACCCCGGCGGGTCGATGGTCGGCTGGCCAACAGCAGACTTCATCAGGTGTTCGTGGCTGACGGTCTGGCCGTTGGTGGCTTCGCATCGGGGAGGCGGATTGCAAGTAAGTCCATCAGTAGAACCGAATTCGCATTGCTCAATAACCTTATCCCACCAACCGTACTGCCAGCGTGTGCCGCCTTTAAATCCGTAACAATGACCAGTTTGAGTATTTCCGCTTGCAGACTCGTGTGCGTACCCAATCAACTTCGAAAGATTGATACAAGCTTCATTTGGGGACTTTCCGGTTGCCGATTTAGAGGCGTCGGTTCCCATGCCGTTAGCCTTATAAGTAATAAGCTCAACCGCAAAGGCACCATGAGCAAAAAACAGAGCAGCGGCCGCCAACGCGGCAAGCAAAAGGCGAACGGCCTTCATCCCTACCACCTCGAAAAAATCGCGTAAGCGCAGGCGGCTCCGATGCAGAAGAAGGCGAATTCCCAGAGCGCTTGCATGTGTACCTCGCCAAGAGAAAGGCCGGCGCTAGGCCGGCCTGGGTTGCGGGTGAGCGTTACGAACGCAGGAAGCCGAGGACGACGCGGGCACCTTTGATGCCGGCGTACACCGCTGCCAGCAGGGCCGCGACGGCGAGGACGCCGGTTGCGATGGTGGAGAAGTCCACATCGGCGGTCAGGGTGCTGTAATCCCAGCCGGCAGCGTGGGAGGCGGAAGCCGCGACGGCGAAGGGAACGGCCAGGGCCAGATCGCGAGACACACGTTTGAG